TAATAATATAATAATATAATAATATATGTCCAGTGCTGATATTGATGATACTGCTGATACTGCTGATAAATTGTCATTATTTGAAAAATTATATGAACAGAGATTAAATATTATTGGTAAACGATTAAAGAAAAGTTCATGTATAATAAAAAATATATTGATAGATGGACGTAGAAATAAAGATACAATTATTTATAATGGAGAAATTGACGGGAAACCAGTTATAGTTAAATACGCTTATGATGGTAACAATGATGGTGTGCTTCAGAATTCAGTTCGTACTATGGATCATTTAAAAGAATTAGGAATACCTATGTACTTTTATCAGCTTGATTCATTAGAAGCTGATACTGATGTTGATTCTGACTCTTATGATGAAACAAATGTTTTCTTAATAATTGAAAAACTCTATAAAATTACGAAAAACGATGTGTTTATGATGCTTGTTCAATTAATTAATAATATTTTCAAATATCAGCACTACATGACACATTGTGATATTAAACCAGATAATATTTTATGTTCGATGCCAAACGTTAACGGAGAGAAGACTTTTTATCTAATTGATTATGATGACACGTGTAATGAAAAATTATTATATGGTTATAAAAGAACGACATTTACTCCACAATTTACATCTCAAACAAGTAATAGTTGGCCGGTTGTTACTACGATTAAGCATGACATTATTGAATTAATATTAAGTGCACATGCAATATATTATAAAGATGATCTACGTGAAGATCCAAAATTTTCAAAAAGTGGTAATATGTGGTATTTAGTGTGGCAAAATGATCGTGCCACACGAAGGCGTATATTTGGACCACTATACATTTATGCACTAACAATGGACGAACGAAATGTCACATCTAATGATCATGTTATGTTACTTAACATATTAACATTAACACTCAAAAACGATTATGATGCTCTTGATATTATACTTTCAAAACTTAATACACAAACTTATACATAGAATAACTACTTTAGTAGTCTTAAGCACTCTTCATATTCTTTGTATTTTGTTTGGAAAAAACTCAAAAAATACAATAAAATACTCAAGAAATACTCAAAAAATATTCAAAAAATACTCATAAATACTCAAATAAATACTCAGTATTTAGTATTTCATAATGAACATTAGATACAAACTTACATTAGAATGGATCAAGGCATCATCTTATGATAATATACCACACAATGCAATTGCAATTGATTGTTCTGGTAATGGTTTAACAACTTTACCAGAGTGGTTAACCATGCCATATCAACATTTTCGAGAGATTGATTGTTCTAATAATAAATGCTCGATTCTGAATGTAAGTGTTTTACTGGACGTTTAACAAGACTTGTTAATTGCCTAGTAGGATTTGACGAAAATATTAAAATGGAGATAAGTGAGAATGAACAAATGAGCAACATAAGTGCTCTTATTTATGAAAAATATTACAATGATAAGTCTCCGGATGATAATAGTGAATACAAAGAGCAATTAAGACATGCTTTTATGGAGAGAGGATATTCCGAAGATGATGTCCAAAAGTGGTTAAACATTGATTAAATATTGCTTAAATAGTGCTTAAATAGTGCTTAAATATTCTTTATGAAAAAATGCTTAAACACTAAAAAATACTAATAAAATAGATCTCTAAAAACCACTTTCTTTCGGGGTTAAGAAAGAATGTCAATTCGTATCGGACGTATTCTTTATAAAGCTGGTAAAAAAATAATCCCAAAATATCGAGATTATGGCTATACAGTAATTGAAGTGATGACGCCAAGTACTAAATATGGAGCATTAAGTCCATATGTTCTTAAAGATACTGACGGACATATAATAGAAAATGTATGGCAATTCTCTAAAGTTTATCAATCTGTATGTAAATCGATTCAACATTATTCTAGATATGATAATACAATAATATGGAATTGGCCTTCACAAGTTCATATAGATCAAAATGGTAAATTAACAGATGATTATTACTCTTGGAGAAAGGCAGGATTTGAAAACAAATATGCTGTAAGATATCCTGTCGGAATGACAAATCGGCATGAATGTTTATATTCACTGAAAACTGTAAATGCTATAACAAAAGATCAATCTAGTAGACTCGATTATATCGAGGCACGTAAACAGATATACTTGCCATTATATATTGAAAGTGTTCGTAAAGAACCATTGTATAAAAAACTTCTTAGTTTGATTCGTAATAATACCAAAATACTTATTGTTGAGGTTGATGGTCCACATCAAGAATCTCTTCAATATTATAAAGATAAATATTCATTTTCAGATGATTTTATTGTTGATGACACGATTGAATGCACTAAGGAAAACATGGATATTATGTTGAATGATTCGAGGCATCCATTTGGTCATGGATACTGTCTTGGTCTTGCTCTGCTTGGAGACTATTAGACTATTTAGACTATTATGTGGCTCGCATTAGACCATGACTTGTTAAAATATTTTTCTCTTTATTCCTGATATAAACATGATCTTCTAAATTTTTAAACGGATGATATAACATATCAATATCAATATCATCACGATTCCATTTCGTGTTATAATGAATACCATATAACTCAATAGGAGTATATATTTTAAGTTGATAATGATTGGCTAAAGTGGTAAACATTGCTTCTATGAAAAATAATCTATGATTAGTCTTTACATATTCTGTGATTTTTGATATCATCAATGATGACATGCGACAAGCACAAATCATGCTATTATACCATGGAGTTGGTAATTTAATATTTTTTGAAACTTTGTTCCAATGCCAATTATTAAGACTGCCAAAATTATTTTCTCTCGTTAATAGATCATGATCATATTTATTTAAATTTAATAATGTTTGTTCATTATAAATAAACACATCATCCTCTATAAACCACACATGATTATAAATATTATTTTTTGAAAAGTAACATAATGCTTTATCCCATGCAATAACAGTATTAAATCCCATATCACTACTTGAATGACAAAATCCTTCATTTAAACATTCTTGATTATCAATTTGAATATACTTTATATTCGCATTAGCAGGATAATTTCCTTTGTCATCAATTGCAATGAAAACATCAAATTGAGTGAATGTCTTTAAAAAATCTATCCATATTTGTTTAGGATTCCTAGTTATAATACATACTGCATTCATTATTCTTATTTTTATATTATAGTTTTTATGTTAGAGTATTCTTTTATGTTAGAGTATTCTTTAGATTTTGTAATGAGAACATGTGCATTCAATATAAAAAATCAAAAATAACTCTAAAAAAGATTTTTTATATTGAATGCACAATGTACAAAATCACAAAGGATTCAAAAGACCCTTATTGGTTTAGAGCATCATCTTTTGACAACATACAACATAATGAGTGCGTAATTACGTGCCATTTTTCTGGTTTAACAAGTTTACCAGAATGGTTTCACATTAACAGTTTGCAAGAGATTGATTGTTGTCATAATAAATTAACAAGTTTACCAGAATGGTCACACATGAGAAATTTACAAAAGATTGATTGTTATCGTAATGAATTAACAACATTACCAGAATGGTTTCACATGAACAATTTGCAAGAGATTAATTGTTCTGGTAATAAATTAACAAGTTTACCAGAATGGCCACACTTGAGAAGTTTACAAAGGATTGATTGTGCATATAATAGTTTAACAAGTTTACCAGAATGGTTTCACATGAACAATTTGCAAGAGATTGATTGTTCTGGTAATAATTTAACAAGTTTGCCAGAGTGGTCTCACATGAATAATTTACGAAAGATTGATTGTTCTAATAATAATTTAACAAGTTTACCAGAATGGTCTAACATGAGTAATTTACAAAAAATATATTGTTCAGTTAATAATTTAACAAATTTACCAGAATGGTCGCACATGATTAATTTAAAATATATTCATTGTTCTAGTAATAATTTAACAAGCTTGCCAGAATGGCACAATATGAATAATTTACAAGTCATTCACGGTAGATATAATAATTTAATAAGTTTACCAAGTACATTTGCAAATTTGCATTTCTTAGAGTGTATTTATTACTCTAATAATCCAATTGAATATATTCCTCCAAATCTACTCAGAAGGCTAGAAAGATTAAATCAATTAAACAATAATCATCAAGATATTTATAATGATGCTCAAAGCGTTCATAATCATCATATCCAATTATCTTTACAAAGATCAATAGAATACTTGCTTCGTAATAAACCCTCTTTTAGTAATATTGAAAGTACAGAAAATACAGGAAGCCTTAGAAGCACTAGTAGTATCATGAAAGAGATAGAAATTGAATGCATCACACATCAATTGTTAGCAGAATACTCGCAAGATCAAAGCGTTCATAGTATATTAAATGTCACTTTTGAAGAAGTTTTGATAGCAGTTTGGTCTAAAATCCGCATTAGTCCCCACAAAGATGAAATAATTAAGATCTTAAATATTGAAATGCTCGATTCTGAATGTAAGTGCTTTACTGGACGTTTAACGAGACTTGTTAATTGCTTAGTAGGATTTGATGAAAATATTAAAATGGAGATAAGTGAGAATGAACAAATGAGCAACATAAGTTCTCTTATTTACGAAAAATACTACAATGATGAGTCTCCTGATGATAACAAAGAATACAAAGAGCAATTAAGACGTGCTTTTATGGAAAGAGGATATTCCGAAGAAGATGTTCAAAATTGGCTAAATATTGACTGATACTTTTAATAATACTCTTTTAATAGTAATTACTATTACTATTACTATTACTATTACTATTACTATTACTGAAGATAGCTTTTCCTAAATTTTCAATAAATTCTTCTTGTACTTTGTAACACCATTGATGTTTATTCTTATAATTTCCAGTTCCTATAGAGTGTTTGTAACAATAACGAGCAAAATCTATATAGGTACATAGATTCGAAAGAAATTTATCATGAAGATATGTAATATCTTCTCTATTTCGTGATTCCCATGTATTAAAAGGAATCATTACTTATTACTTAGTTATTATTATTTATTAGTATTATTTAGTATTTAGTATTTAGTATTTAATAATGAAATAATCATTTTTTTTAGCATTATGAATTAAGCATTTTTTTAAGCATTCGTGATAAATGTAGCTAATGCTGAACCCTTCACACTTCCAAGTCCAGTAACTTGATCATATCCTGCTCTGCATTGCCAATAGTGAGATCCACTATCACCACTGTTATCATTATTACCTGAAGTAATATCATTGAAGTAAGTTGAATAACTAGATATAGCGGCATTATATAAAATATTTGCCATTGTCTTTGTAGAACCAAGACCTGATTTATTGACTAGACCGAAATATGCAGCCATTAGTGGCGCAACACATGATGTACCACCAATATCATTCTTATTGATTACGCCATTAACATACACAGTCCATCCAGTTGCTGGATCTGCGTTTGCAGATATATCGGGTACAGATCTCTTACCGGAGTAACTTGAGTTTGGTAATTGAGTCGGATATTTTACTACAGAAGTTGGCTGTATATTTGTAAATGCTGTAGAAAGACCTCCTCCAGTTCCCCAGTTTGCTGATCGATTATAGCTCCATGCAACTTCTGTTCTCCCTGTAAAATTAGTGACAGATGTTCCGCCACATGAAATTACATATTGACTTGATGATGGGAAATCAACATTTAATCCAGACAATCCATCTGTTGATGCATTATCTCCTGAAGCAACCGTCACTATTATTCCAGCATTTGTTGCTGTTTGGAAAAGTGAATTATACATTGATAATTCACTCGAACCAAAAGTTGATTCTGGTCCACCCCACGAAATAGAGATTATATTATTTGATGCACTAATAGCTGAGTTAATTGCTCCATAAAATCCTGAATAACTATTTTCACCTATATACATAGTGATCTTACTTGTTGGACATACACACATGATAATCTGAGAGTCAAGAGCATTTTCATCAAATGCTCCAGCAGTTGAGTTGTTATATGTTGTTTGTTGTCCTCCAAGATTTACAATAGAGAAATTCGAATAAGTTCCACTGTATCCAAGAGCATTATTGTACATATATTGTAGATCACTTTGAATTACTGATCCTCCGAGCGAAATAATTGCAATATTTGGAGGTGCGCTTGCTCGTTGTTGAGCAGGGAAGTTATAATATGTTGAAAATACTGTCGGAATATTACCTAAACTTGCTGGAGCTATTGTTGTTGTCGATGTCGTAGTCGTCGGTGCATGCGTTGTTGTTGATGTCGTTGATGTAGTAGTTGTGGTAGGACGTGTAGTTGTGGTAGTAGTAGTAGTAGTAGTGGTAGGACGTGTGGTTGTAGTGGTAGTTGTTGCACGAGTTGTTGTAGTTGTAGTACTACTACTTCCAAGAACAATTTGTCTTGTTGTTGTTGGAACTCTAGATCTAGATTGTTGAACGACAGAAGGCTCTGTCTGAGTCTTCTGGGTAGTTTCCTCAACAGAAGGAGTCTCTTTAACAACTGGAGTCTCTTCAACAACCGAAGCATTCTGATCAGAAGAAGCATTCTGGATATTTTTAAGATATTTTGATAAAGATCTATGATGTGGGACAAAACGTCCTTGACCAACAGTATGATCGGTGATAGTGAATGCTGTACTATTTTCATTGTTGTGATTATCAACAAGATCATTAATCTCTTTAACTTTGCTTGGATGATCTATTTGTATAACAAGAACATCACCAGTTACTGAAATAACAGATTGTACGTTTTTGATTGTTTTTACTTTATCATTAAGTTGATGTGCATTTGATTTATCACAATGAACTAAAATTGTATGAACCATTTGAATTAACTTTACGTAATTTTTTATATGTATATAATCTTTGTATACAATATTTTAGAAAAAGACAACGAGAGTTCTTTTAGAGGTTTTTTAGAGTGCTTTAGAGTATTTTCCTAGAAAGGGATAATTTGATAATATTTTGTATAGCTTTTGCCCTTTAGATGTATTATATTTCTTATCTGTGCCTTCTGGAAAATATACAGTTATATCAACATATTTTGTCATTATGTCTATAATAGCAATTTCGCCATTTTTAATTGATTCAATTACTATATCATTATGACATTTAGATAATTTATTATATTCATTAAATGTTAAACATCCTATATCATATTTTCCAATATTTAGACAATTAATAAAATAATTTTGTAATGTCGGATTTATTACATAATACCCATGTTTTTTTTGAATATATGTAGTAATAGTTTTTAATAAGTCATATTCGAGAAGGCCATCTAATCTATAAGATAAAGGTTTAGAATAGTTTAACCATCTTCGCAAATGAACATGCAAAAGATGTATATCATAATAATTCATCTTTTGGAAAAACATACAAATAATTTTACATGTATTATCATTCAAGAACGATGTAATCTTTGATACTATGTCAGTGTATGCACATATCTTCTTCAAATTATTAAGATCATTTGAATAATCTAACATATATGAATAAAATTGTCCATGAACATTCCTTGATATTATGTCTTTTAAATATAACCAGTATTCTTCATATTCCTTATCTTCATTAATATTTATTGACATGCTCTTATACTCTTAATACTCTTAATACTCTTAATTAGACTATTTATTTCTTTTTATTTTTTATATTGACGTCAAAATAAGTAAATATAAGTAAATGCAACGTGACCAAAAAATACTCCCAATTCTCAGAGTAATCCCAATTCTTTTAGTACTTTTAGTATTAATTCTCTTAATATGCTTCTGCAAAGGGGCTCTGTGGGATAGCATGTCCTCCAATTTCTTTTGCAAGGGGGCTCTGGGGGACAGCATGTCCTCCAATATTTTTTGCAAGGGGGCTCTGGGGGACACGCTGTCCCCCAATATTTTTGATCCAGCGATTATCAATCCAGTTTTTCTAGGTTACTAATAATAAGAATAATAATATTATCTAATAATAAGAATATAATAATAAATTAATAAATTAATAAATTAAATACTCAGCAATGAAATTATCTGATACATTATTGTACAAATTGCCTAAGAGAGGTATAAAAGAAGAAAAAACACTATCTGATATTACAGATATCAATAACATACATATAATTGATAATAAAACGCTTATTATAGAAAATAACAAATATATTATCCCTGATTCATATCCATTTGGATCATTAATTATTAATGATTATAAAATGATGAATAATAATAGACTATTAAGCGATTTTGTTGAAATGATGAGAGGGTTTAACAATAAATATACTGTATTAGTTTTTTGTCATCCTAAAAAAATATTACTTGATGACAAGTCAAGTCATTTTATGATTGATGTTTTTACTGATACAATATCAAAAGATCAAAATTATAAAGGACAAGAAATAGTTATTTATACAGTTGATATAATTGCTGGTGGTGATTTTATAGATGATGGATTTTCAGAAAAGTTTATATCTTTTCACAAAGAGCATTTTGATTTAATATTTGTTCCTGATTGTGGTGGAAAATGGTTCGAACTTCAAAATTTAAAGGAAACACAGAAAGGATTTCTTGAATTTGATGACTTAATACAAAGAACATTAAAAATGTTAAAACCGAATGGATCTCTCTTAATAAGTAAAATTATAAGTAGCACATTCAAGACTGAACTTGAGAGAAAATACTCACAATTTATTGATATTTTATACATAATTCATACAGATATTTATAATAATCCAAAAGATCCGCAAATAAAACAAATAGGGCAATTTTTAAGAATCAATAAGGCTTAGAGCCCCCTAAGCCCTAAGCCCTAAGCCCTAAGCCCTAAGCCCTAAGCCCTAAGAGTCTTTAGAGCATTCACACAAATAAGAACAATCTTTGCAATAATAAAATATCATTAAATAATTCCTGCAAATCATTCAAATTTGCCATATATTATTTATGACAAAAAAAATATTATTTAATTATTTATTTAAGAATTTAAGCATTTAAGCATTTAAGCATTTAAGCATTTAATATATTCTTAGAGAATGGAGAATCAATGTATGACATGTTTAGGATCAGGAACCCTAAAAATCAATATACTAATTGATAATACTGATAATGATAGTAATGATAGTAATGATAGTATTGATAGTATTGATACCATTGATTGCATTGATTGTAAAAATCCTCTAAAAAAGACTCAACGAGTTACAACATTGTGTAATTTATGGTGCAAATGTCCAGAAGAACATAATATTTATTATGTACCACGAGGAGTATCAGCTGTATGTAATAAAGAACATTGGAATTGTTCTAATTGTAAAAATATAGTTCACATATAAATACTCTCTGCAAATACTGATAAGCACCAACAATATTTCCTAAAGTACTTCGTATCCCAACCAGAATGTTCCTAAGCGAGGGACAGCTGTCCCAAGTATTTTTTCTTTGTAAAATGTATAGTACTTATAGTATTTATAGTATTAACTGATTAAAATAATGACAAGACTACTATTTTTATTTGCAATAATAGTAATAATACTAATAATAGCGATTGTAGCAGTATGTTATGTCCATGGTTATGCATTCGCAGAAGGATTTTCTGATTCATTGTTTTTAGAAAATGAATCAATAATAGCAAAAACAGAAATAACTGATGGATCAGTAACAAACATTTTACCTATATCAAAGAATACAAAGAAAAGTACTGAGAAAAGTGCTGAGAAGACTACTAAGAAAACTGAAAAGATCAAAATAATCGGAAAATGTAAGCACAGTGCAAAAATAATGCCTTTATTATCAAGTGATAACAATATTATTGGCTATCTTATTATAGATGGAGGATTTGGTTATGAAGAACCTCCTGTTATCAAAAAAGTCTCAGATACTGCTGACACTGCTGACACTGCCAACACTGATAAGAATACTAAGAATACCGACAAGAATACTAATGATATCAGCATATTAATAAAAGGACAAAACAGAATAATTGAATTACTTAGTAAATACATAGGATCTGATGATACACAACAAAAAACATTAGATACTGAAACGATTGTGAAATATGCAAATGAATACGACAAAATAACAAAGGCAGTGAATGATTCAAATAAAGCCAAACAAGATGTGCTTGAAAAAACGTTGAAAGATATTCAAGCAGATAAGAAGAATGCTGACGACTTATATGAAAGAGCTAAAAAATTGGGAATAAAAGACAAACCACCACTTAAATATAATCCTGATTTTGAAAAACAAATTAACAGTAAATTGCAAACTCTTAAATCAGTCAAACAAATGACAGCAGATCAAAAAGCAAAGTGTTACCTTTTATATAATGATATGACAGATAAATCAAATAAAGCGGAGGATTATGGACAAAGATCTGAAAGCAATCCAAGTTTAAGAACTTCTGCACAAAGATATGGACAATTAGCACAAAACGCAATCTCTTTATATAATTCAACCTGCCTTGCTAATTCCTAATAAAATGCAGTTATCAATGCCAACAAGTATACTTCACAATCATAACCTTCACTGACTTTAAATTTGACATCAGACATTTTATTAAAAATCTTTATTAGTTGTTTTTCGTTGTAATTATTTATATTTTTACATACTTTCTTACACAATGCATCTAAAAACTCACTAATGTTGTATTCATTGTCTTTGTGCTTGTTTAGAACGATTGCGACAGCATCCTTAATACTCTTTGTCCTTACTGTATTTAAAAAGAAATCAATATCTTCTTCATCAGGAATACCTAAAATATCATTAATATCCTTCTTCGTAACAAGATTATCTTCTCTAATTGATGATAATGACTGTAATGCACCAATAATTTGTCTGAAATCTTTATCCAAATTAAGAAGATATCTTAATGTTTCGTCATCAATATTAACATTTTCAGTATTTGCTATATTTCTTATCTTATTGAAACTAATCTCTGATGGTAATTTTTTGAATTTAATCTTAACACATCGAGATTGCAATCCATCATGAACTTTATTAACGTTATTGCAAATAAGACAAAATCTAGTTGTAGGGTACGATTCTATTACTACACGTAGTGCTTCCTGCGCAACTTCTGTGACACCATCAACTTCATCTAATATGATTAATTTAAATGGGAATCTACCCCGTATATCTTTCTTAGCAAAATTTGAAATAGTATTTCTAACAGTATCTATACCACGTTCGTCAGAAGCGTTTAATTCATAACAGAATGACCTGTAATTTTCTCCATATAATTCTCTCGCACATGCTAATATTGTTGATGTTTTGCCTGCACCTGCCGGACCATAAAACAATAAGTTTGGAAACTCTCCTGTTTTAATCATCTTTTTTAATGTAGCTGTTTTATCAGTATAATCAATAACATCATCGAGCGTTTTAGGTCTATGTTTCTCTATCCATGGAAGAGGTTGTTTTGGTTTTATTTGCTCTGATTCCATATCAATTGAAAGATTTAAAATAATAAAATAATAAATAAAATATGGGCATTTTTTACTCAACAAGATAAGTAATCAACAAGATAAATTAATTGTTCATACGATATACCTAATTCGTGTTGTGAATATTGAATAAAATGCTTAAGTATATTGACCTTCTTTCTGGAAAACTTTAAATTCTTTAAAGTCTCAGAACAGTTAATATGCTTTGATATGATTGCTGTATTTGCTGTATTTGCTGTATTTGCTGTATTTGCTGTATTTGTTGTATTTAGAGTACTTATTAAAGGAACATTATAATATGTTTTTAATGTTTTCAAATTATCTGTCTCTTTAATTAAAAATAAGTCTTTATCATTTGTCCCATGATAATGCACGGTTGAGTATAATTGAGAACATTCGTAAATGATAGACCACTTTATCTTAAATATTAAATGCTTTTTAGTATTCTCAGTACTCTCAGTAGCACTAAGAATGTTATTAATATTTAAAAACTGCACATTCGATAATTGACAATCTTTACGTCTATGACAAGTTTCGCATACATCTTGGCATGAGCACAATGGTTTCTTTCCAGAATAAGAAACTACAATATTCCTTGAAGCCTCTCCTGAAGCCTTTCGGCAGTTAAACATACCTGAATCGGTGTAGTATGCATGACACTCTCCTCTCATGAGGCTCAGGAGTCTCATGAGGCTCAGGAGTCTCAGGAGTCCACAATATCTTAAGAATATGGCTCCAGTCATATGGAGATAATTTTCTTGGATTTTTATGTAATCTATCGATATGATCACCATATATTTTTATACTATTCGTATTTTGAGGTGAATATAAATCAAACACTTCCGATAAATTACTAGAACTAGAAATTGCTTTATTGGATTTATTAGATATATTGGATTTATTAGATATATGTGAGGCATTTTCAACAAGTGCTACTTCATCATTTTCATGAAAAGATTCATAATATAGACAGTTACTCGAAAAAGGTTTACAATTGTGTACTATTGGATATCCTAAATACATCAACTCAAGATGAAGAAAATTTAAATCATTATGAATATTGTGACTAACAATAACAATATTATTACCAAGTGCATTCATTGATTGTAAAGCATCTATTAAAACAATTCTTGGATAATGTTCTAAAATATTATTTAATAATATATCAGGTTCACTTTCGATAACATTAAATAGTAAAGTTGGTTCAGTAACTTTTGGTAGCGTTGGCATGAGTGTACCGCTTTATCCTTACAATGCATCTATGTTTACTATACATAATTCAAATGCTGGAACTTGTGGTATTGTAACGTGCTATGGCACAGCTTCTTCTTCAGTTCAAATAGCTTTATCTGATGTTATATGGATACAAGGAACCAGTATAAATGTATATATTTATAATTCTAGTCCTGCATTTTCTATGGGTCAAATTACAATCAACTTCATATCTTTTAATTAAAAAGTCCGTAATCACCCATCGGCCAATTAATAGCTTTAATAAGAGGGATAGCAGAAACACTGAGGCTAGTTGTTATTTTTCTGCATTTTGGATCATTAACATCAATCTTACCAAGTTTCAAATCTGGATATTTTTCTTGAGATGTTTTATCCCAATTATTTTCAATTTCATGACATGCAGAACATTTATCTGAATAGAAAATTATGTATATTTCTTTCATGTTCTTATAATCACTATCAACAAATCTCAATGATGGTTCAAATATAAAAGATTTATCAGTTAATTTCTTAATTTCCGGAAACATTGGGGGACGTTCGCTTGGGGGACAGCTGTCCCCCTCGCTTTGGAACTTTCTGGTATCTTTTGTGTCTTTGCTCGCGTGTTTTCTATGTCTTTTTGGTACTTTATTTTTCTTTGATTCTTTGGCATCCATTGTTTATTAGTCTTATTATAAGAATATATAAATACACTTATATATTCTTATATAATAGCAATTAAAAACACATTCAGCAATAAAAAATAAATAAAATTAATTGATATATACATATACACATATATCCATAATATATACCTTTCAAGAAAACAAAATGGAATTTTGTAAGAAGCAATCTCTAGAAGATTATGAAAAAGATTCAAAAAAATTTACAAAAGAAGCTGTAAAAAACCTAAATCTTTACATTAAAAATAATCCAGAAAGCCTAATGCATGCAGATAATACTGATTCTTATTCTTCAAGTGCTTCAAGTGCTTCTGATTCTTCAAGTGCTTCAGATAGGCCAAGTAAGCAAAGTAAGTCAAATAAGCAAAGTAAATCAATCAGGGCAAATAAGCATTTAAAAAGTAATAATTTTAATGATACTAATAAATCTCTTGAAAATACAATCTATTTGCAGAGATTAGAGATTAATAATTTGATGATAAAAGTAGAAGAACTAGAATCAGATAATGAGAATCTTAAATATTACCAAAATGTTGTTCAAAATATAATTAAATATATGAAACTTTTAGAATCTAGACCAAAAATTTTCTTTTTTTCAAAAGAAACTATGGATTCGTACATTAATAAATGTGATGAAATTAAAGACTCTTTTAATACTGATGATACTAAAGAGTCTACTAATAGTATAAT